TGCTCATACTTAATTTAAGTAACTTACTATCATCTGTGTCGACATTAAGTGCTTTCAGCCATGCTTCATCTAATGCATTCTCTGAGTCAATTAATACTACAAATATACCTTGCTCTTGTGCATTTCTAACAATATTAGCACTTGCAAAGTAACTCTTGCCTGCACCAGATTCACCAGCAAATACTGTTACTTTTCCCATTGGTACACCTTTATGGAAATCACCACTAACAAGATAGTTAAGTGCATAACTGCCTGTACTAATCCAATCTGTCGGATCATGAAATCCTACACTAAGTCCTTCGATAGACTTTGTTACATCTTTTCTAAATTTGCTTACGTCAAATGGTCTTCCCATGTTACTTTTCCTCTATTTTAATTGTAAAACTATTACTCTTATTATTATACACTATTTGCTTATATTCTGTTAATTTATTTTTATAATCTATTAGGTTGCCAATATTTAAAAAATCTCCGCTTGGTATTTTGTTTAGTTTGTTGCACCATTCAATATATTCCTTACTAAGAGGAATAGTTTGCGGTCTGCATAAACTAATTTCAACACATCCAAGTAATTCATTAAATGTATTCTCATCATTGGCTTGTAAAGTATCATCCAATGTATTAAATTTGTTGTATAATGTTCTGCCTAAATGGTTAAATGCTAGTTTAAAATTACAAATGTCATTTGTACATCTATCCTTAGAAAACGGATTATCCATGTGCATATCCATGTGCAAATAGTTGTCGTCTGTGTTGTAACGTATGTTATTAACTTGATTTTCTAACTTGTGTATTCTAGTATTTAGACTGTTGTAATGTTCTTCTTTTCCAATTTTGTATAAAACATCATTCCAATTTGGAAATAGACTATCGTCAGAATAATAATCCAGCAACCCTTTACTTTTTACGTCTACCTTAATATTATATTGTGAGTGGGTCCAATCAGCATGTAACTTGTTTAACACATGCTGATTGAAATAGTCATAATCTTCGTATACGTCAAATTTGCAATCTGTATAATATTCAAAATATTCATTTATTTCATTTATAAGAGGCGTTAAATTTTGATTCGTAAACGTTTTATTAGATTTAAATTTATTTCGATCTTGTTTATTGAGATTGTCAACATAATAGGTCAAAATATCACTATTTGTATCTGATTCAAACGATAGTATATCATTAGAATTCTCAAATTCAAGATGAAAAAGCATTTATCTTAACCTTTTTAAAAGAATTAGGGGCGACATTGCTGCCGCCCTCTTTATATTTTAGTTTGCTTGTCGACTGCGTATCATTGCAAGAATGTCTTCTGCACTCTTATTATTTCCTTCGGGTGCAGGTGTCGCTATCGGAGTAGGAGCAGTTGGTGTTGCTCCCATCTCTTGTGGAGTTGCTACTGGTGCTGGTGCAGTTTCTACTACTGGAGTAGATGTTGCTATTGGAGCCGCTACTGCTACTAGAGCAGGTGCTTTAGTTCCTTCAGGTGCTTGAATACCATATGGTCTATAGTATTGCCCAAACTTCTCAACATCATATGGTTGTCCATCTACACTTGCTTCAAACATCTCTTTTATTACTGCAAGTTCAACTTCTGTTGGTTTCTTAGGAAGAAAGTCTCCTAAGTTATGTAATCCAAAACTCTCAACTGCCGCATTTTGTGCTTCAGTTAATGCAGTTTCTTTCCTAGACCACTTACTAGTACTATAATCAGCATACTGACCTTTTGTAGTTTTAGTAATACGGAAGTCTAATCCTTTGCTAGAATCAGTTGGAAGTTCCTGAATATCTGGATCCATTAATGCATCTTTAATTAAGTTAAAGATACTTGGAGAGATAACAAATCTGCGAATTGGATTCTCAGGTGTATTGTCATCTACTAATGGGTTTTCAGTTACAAACCCTTGGAAGATATAACTTCTCTTCTTCCAATATTTACGACCCATGTCTTCAAGAGATTTGTCAGAGAACCAACCACGTACTTCTGAAAGTACTGGACAAGTTTCGTTCCACATCTCTACGCAAGGTACTTGAACAACAACTGGTTTGCTATTCATGTCTCCTTTAACACCTGGGAATGGAAGTCTAATCATTAGTCTTTCCATCCAAAAGAATGTGTTGCTGGGATCTGCATCCGGAAGGAAACGTAGTACAGTTGTACTGCCTTCTGGTATATTCCAATGTGGGTAAATTGCGTTGTCGCCGCCGCCTGTTCTATTCTCTGAACGAGTTTCTTGGGATTTAAGTTTTGCTCTAATTTCTGCTAAAGATGCCATTGTATTTCTCCTATGTGCCTAGTAGCCTGTTTTGTTTTTGTTTTATGTGCCTATAACGTATACACACTGTTTATATAGTATACGATATTGTATTTAGTATGTCAATAAAAAAATTCATCTTTTTTGACTTAAAAAAAATAGCATCCGAAGATGCTATTTTGTCTATCACTTGGGTAAATGATTTTTTAGAATGAAGCAGCCACTTTCATCTGTATTACTGAACCATCATCGTCTGTTGATGCTTCGCCACCGTTCTTATATTCGTAGTCTGTATAGTTTACAAATAAGTTTAATCCTGGAGCAATATTTCTTTTAACTTCTAGCATGTGTTGCTTTAGGTTTTCTTTTTCAGTTCCAGAAACATCTAATGCATCTTCTGATTCCATTGTTGATACTGCAATAGTTGTTGTAGCAGTAAGTTTATAACTTACTCCTGCACCTATTGTATCAATATCTTCATCAGCACCTTCGACTTTACTCATAGCCGCAATTAATGTAGTTTTACCTAATGACAATTTAGCACCAATGTTCTGTGACTCGTTGTCGATTGCACTAGCAACTTCTTGCATTCCATTAGTATATGCTACTTTTAATGCATCAATTGTATAACTTGCACCAAATGATGTTGAATCAGTTGTACCTGCAGCACCTGAATCCATATAACTTACACCTGCTTGAAAACCACCAACTACTGGAGAAATATAAGATGCTTTAGTTAAATCTGCACCATATGTCTTTTCGCCTGCATTTGTTTGTATAGTAGCACTAGTGTATGTACCGCCTACTTCTTCAGACATTATGTCTGCTTCACCAATACCAAAGTTATCAGTTACTGCGTCATTTCCACCTAGTATGATTTTACCCATACTGCCTGAGATATATAAAGATGATTCGTCAACAGTTGTAGTTGAATCACCGACTGTTGTTAATTCAGCAACATATCCATATTCTAAGCCTGTGTCTGTTTTATTTGAAAAAGTAAATTTAATTTCGTTGTCGGAGTTTCCCATTGAAGTACCGTTGTTAGCAGTAATTTCTGAGTCGACACTCTTGTAGTAGAACTCTGTAGTTCCAGAGATTGATACTTCTGCTAATGCAGAAGTACTTAATAGTGCAGTGGCCACTGCACTGATTGCTAGTTTTTTCATTTTATTTTCCTTAAGGTTGGGGGGTCGGAATAAATATTCCGTGTTAGCATTGCTCATGTTTATTTATTGAAGTGGCAAAGAGTAGCACCTAAAAGTGATGCTACTTGATTGATTTTGCAATTATTAACTTATTTGTTGTTTTCTATGTCTCTTAATTTGTTTATTTCTCTTGCCACTAAACTTCTTGGGGTAATTCTGTATCCTTCTTCGCCTGGATAAATTCCAAAGTTACTTTTTGCTCCTGAACCTATTCCTGCCATCTCTTTAAGTTTTTGAAGTTCTTGGTCAACTGCTTCCTGAGACACATCTTCTTTTTGAACTTTAAATTTTTTGCCATCAACTTCAAATTCATCTTTGCCTTCGTCTCTTGCATCTTCGAGTTCACCAGTGAATTTATTTCCTTCTTCGACGTCTGCTTCTTCGACGTCGGTCTCGTTCATATCTTTTACGCCATTTCCGTTTTTATCTATCCACCAATCGCCACTTTCATCATCAACATTGTGCGGACAGTTTGTAGTAGGACTATGCATTGTATCTCCACAATCTTTACATTTGTAATCCATGTAGTCTTTCATATGTCCTTCTTCGATTGACTCATCGATCTCATAATGGTCTTCAATAATTTCATCAATGATTGCTTCTATATTTTCGCCAATAACACCACCGAATTGATTCTGTGCAACTTCTTCCATTTGTTCTTGTATGTATTTTCCAACTTGGTCGTCGTTGCCAGATGCCTTATATATTACATCGAATGCATTATCTTCTTGTGCCATTTGATGTACAAGTTTTTCTTCTTCACTAACAAAACCTTCTTGTACTACACCTTCTTTTTTAAAAGGTTTATAATTATCAGGGTTAGATTGTTTTACATTTTTATTATCCATTGGAACATCTAATGGTAGTTCCCCTTGTGCTGGACTCATTGCACTATCTTGTCCATATGTTAACTCATCGAATATCATATCTAAATACGTAGCATACTCTGAATCTGCAAAATTATCTATTGAACTTTCTATCCAATTTAATATTATTGGTCTAGCATCTGCAGTTGGATCTTTATCTCCTGCATCTCCTAGTTCATCGAACAACATATCATCACCAAAAGCAAAACCAATTGCACCTGTTGCACCTTCACCGCCATCACCTAATGGTATAGGTTTTTGCATTAAGTCTATTACTTTTTGTGCGGTGTCTTCGTCACCTGGTAAATTCCAAGTACCTTCAACAAGTCTATCTATCGAACTCTCGTAAACTTTAAAATGGTCCATCGGAACTTCAACTACATGACGTTCGCCACTTGTATTTTCTACAGTAGTTAATACGTTATTCTCTAAAGATTCTTTTTTATCTTTCATTTGTTTAATATACATACCTGCAAGTTTTACTGCCTTGCCTTTGTTTGCTTGAAATTCTGGATCTTCTTCTTGTTGTCCAAAAACACTTCCTATGCTTCCAATCTTTTCTGCCATTACTTCAGCAAAAGTTTTTACACCGTCATCTATTGCTCTCTCACCAATATCAACTAATATTAAGTTAAGTAAGTCGTTGCTACTTCTGTATTTTACATTTTTTAGAATGTTTTCACCAGGTGCTAATTCTAGTTTTTCAGGTAAATCAAATGGTCGTTCTGGAGTTTCACTCCTGTCTCCCATACCCATGTTAACTTCACCGTACCCAGGTTCCTTAACATCACTACCATATTTTGCTTCTAGGTCTTGTGCATCTTGACTCCAACTACCAATCTCTTCGCCGTCTTTCATTGCAGTTGCACTCTTTACATCACCGATAACTTCTGCTCCAGCACTCTCTGCACTTCTCATCCATTTACCATAGTCGAAGAACTCGCCTTGTTTCTTTTCTGTAATTTTCATTGCTTTCCCCACTACGCTTAAACTATCTGCTAGTTTTTCATCAAATACATTTCTAGTTAATTTTGCTTTAAGATCATTTATATCATCTTCTGAAACTTCAATGTCTGATGGTTTATATGCTTCAAAATAATTAACATATCCTTTTTGTTTACTTACTGCCTCTAGTGTATTCTTAAGTCCGTAATATCTGCCTGTTGCTTTTTCAATTATATCTTGTGCATCTTCGTTTACATAACTTTGACTTTTAACACCTCTAACAAACGTTTTAAGTTGTGCCATCTCAGACATAATTTCACTAATATGTTGTCCGTGTTCGTCTCTAGGATATCCACCATTACTTACATGTCTTGCCATTGCTCTTGCGCCTGGTAAGTAGTTATTCTCAAACTTAAATCGTTCTCCTTGAGAATTTTCAATGTAAATTGTTTTTATGTTTCTGCTTCTAGCACCCATCTTATCTTCATCAACTGTTTTGTTGTGTTGTACAATTAGTTTTGCATCATTAAGATTCTGGTAACTTTTTTGCTTACTTCCGTATAATTTGCTTTCCATGGTAAGTTCTTCCTCTGTTTTATTCTGTTTTGATAGAAACGCAAAATCTTTTTTATCTAGTCTTGCTTTGGAAATATTCTTTGTTTGATAATTAAGCATATTACGAGCAGAGAATTTACTTAGTCCTTTTAAGAAATCATACCATTTGTTTTTAAGTTTTATATTAACATTGTCAGTTATATCGTTAGAGAAGTAAACCTTTAGTATGCCAGTATCAACTATACTAACTACTACACTGCCTAGTCTTTCTCCTTCGGCACTAAAATCAAACTCAAAGAAAACTGCTTCGCCAGGCACTAGTGTCTGCGACCCGTCTTCTCTTCCTAGGGTTAAGTTCTTAAATTGTCCTTTTAACTTACTGAATAAGTCTTGTGATGTTGAGTCTATCATGATACTGTATTTATTACATTTTACATTATTACAAATGGCATTGGTTGCATATCGTAGTCACTTCCGTCGCTCATTTGTGTATCTAATTCAGGGAGATAGTTCTTTAGTTCGTTAGCCATTCTTAAAGAAAGTATAAGACTCATAACTAAGTCGTCTGTTTCTCCTGTTTTGGCTGCATAACTACCTCCACTAGCAACAAAGCATTTAAGTTCGCTAACTAATAACTTACTGTTAACTTTTAATCTACTACTTTCAACTAATGTTTTTAGTTTACTACATGCAGTTATTTTACTTCTTTGTGTAGTGTTAAATCCTTTACGAAACTGTTTACTATTGCCATGTGTTCTAGTTTCACTTAAAAATACTCCAGGAATTGCTTCTTCTCCTATTTCTGCAATAGTTACTAATGCCGCTTCTCCTATACTATTATTCTCAACACTATAGTATACACTGTTAGCATCTTGCGTATCTTCTACAATAAATGTTATAATTTGTCGCATTATCTGTATTTGTTGAGGTATAGGAGTTTTATTATGTCTCCATTCTGCAACTTGTATCATACTAGGAACCTCTAGTACCTGTATGGCTGCTGGATCCCCACCTGTTCCGAGACTAGGATCTAGTGCTACTAAGTATGTCATTCCTTGTTTAGGATTCGCATACCATCTAACAGTTCCTTGTTTGCTAATAGGATCTTCTCCTCGCATACCTGTCAGAACTAAACTATCAACAAGAGTTTCATCATTAATAATGAATTCACAATCATGTTCACGTCTAAACCGTTCTTCTCCAATACGACCTAGTTCGTCTTTTTTCCATTGTTCGTCTCTATCTGGATGTTCGTGCCAATAACTACGGTATGCTTTAAATCCGTTTACTCCAACTGCACCTGGCAGTTCGTGTCCGTGTTCGTCAAAATTCTTATTTGCATCTCTCCAAATAATAGCAAATTGATCTTCATCACTGTTAGGTGTGCTTGTAATAATAGCACTACCACCTGTTGCTAGAGTAGGAGAAATACTAGTCCAGAATTCTTTAGCAATAGTAGGACGAACAAATGCAAACTCATCACTGTACAACAATGATATACTTAAACCTCTTCCTGTATTCTCAGTAGTTGCTTGTGCTATAATACGACTTCCGTTTTCAAATTCGATACTACCTTTATTATAACTAATAACTCCTGCTCGAATAGAGTTAGGACATAACTCGTATGCATAACGTATACGTTGCATAATCTCTTGTGCACCTGCGTACTTATGTGCCGCAATAAGGATAATACTATCAGGAACAAACATAGCCCTCCATAATAAGTATCCAGCCGCAGTTGTAGTTTTGCCTGTTTGCCTAGGCAACATATTAATGTTAAATCTGTAGTTGTGATAAGTATCTAATAATTTTTGCTGATACTCGTATGGGTCGTATTTTATTTGACCTTGAACTGGATGTTGAATATGAAAGTGATTTTTTAGAAAATATAAAGGACCAGTTGCAGAGTCTACACACTTTGCAAACTCTAGTATCTCATCATTTGTAAATGATTCTTTTTGGTGGGCCTTTTTAATTAATACGCCATCTAAACTTTTGCTCATACTAGTACTTATTGTAGTTGATTCTAGTCTTCTTTCTTATAGATACTAAAGATACCATATGCTAGTCCTGCGATAGCAATCCATTTAATAATTGGACTAGCCATTAATGCTACTGCACTAATTGCAATTATTACTGCTCCATCCCATGAAGTTCGTTCTGTTGTTCTTGCTTTTACCCATTCAATTATAGCCATTTTCTGTTCCTTGCTCTGTTTAAATATAAAACGGTGTCTAAAACATAGACACCGTTTAATAAAGTATTTTTTAAGATTAATGTATCTTATGATTGTGCAAATACTGATGTGCCGTTAACGACAGAAGTACCTGAACTTGTTAATCTTGCTTCTAATCTCCATACTGAGCCGTTAAAAGTACAAATTACATAACTACCAACTCCTGGGCCTGCATTATTTAAACCAACTAAATTAGCAAAGTCATCAGCTGTACCATCAGCAATATCAACTGCATAGTTTAATCCTACTAAACTACTTGTTGCACCAACTGGTTTGTATATTGCTGATTTAGGCATATAAAACTCACCAGCAGTACCAATCTTCATAGTTTGACCATTACTTCCTTTTACATGATACTCAATGATGATAACATCACCTAATGATGAATTAGCCGCTGTTGGCAAAGTCGCTGTTACAGCATTACCATTAGCCGCGGTTAACACATGTGTATTTGCAGTTAGTCCATCATTAAAACCATTTGCTAACTGTACCTTAGCAGTTAAACTTGCACCCATTATTCCAGTTGGACTGTTGATGATGCTAACACCACCGGCTGTTGCTCCGTCTGAAATTTTAAAACTGTTTGTTGAATCATCGAAGAACAAGTCTCCGTCTTTTCCTGTGTGTGATGCGATTGCTTGATTAATAACCTTACCACGAATTTTTCTTAAAGCCATTTTGTTTTCTCCTTTTTAGAGTTTACGACGTCCTAGGTCTACAGAGTTTAGTCTCCATAAGTCTCACACTTTGATGAGCACATAGTATTTAGTCGTCAATCGTAAGAATAGCACCATTAAGGTGCTATTAAGTTATGTTTTGATTATTTGTTTTCTTCGTTAAATTCTTTTACAAATTTGTCGTATTTGCTATAGAAACCTTCGTACACATCATCTGTAACTTTTAATGCTTTAACAGCCATTGGATTGTCTCCACCTGCGGCTGCTGGATAATGTGTCTTGGGACCGTTTAGTCCTCCACTTAATCCAACCATTTGTTCTTGTGCATCTCCGTATTCTTCGTCAGGCTCGTTAGCATATTCTTCAATCTTTTCTGCATAGTTTTCAAATCCTGCTAATTGTAATATGTCCTGTAGTTCTTGTACTGGAACTTCTACACTTGCTTCTTCAACTGCGCCTTCTTCGACTGATGCTTCAGCACCTAAGATTTTAAGACATTTTTTACCTGCTTGATATAATGCATCTGGGTCTGCATTCAGCATGTCTCTCATTGTTTCATAACAACTTAATGTTGCATCGTCGGCCATCAAATGCATATTGGCATAGAAACCGCCCATGTGATCTGCAATGTAATCATTAACCTGGCCTTCACCATCGTCTGGATCCTTAGATTGATCCATCAAATAACCGATATTAGTAAGTAATTCATCTTTAAGTTCTTCTGCACTCGTTGACTTAGCGGCTTTTATTTCTTCATCACTGTAAAGATTAAGCTCTTCTGGGTCTGTAATTCTGTCCGTGCCTTCATCTAATTCTTCTTCATCGAGACTAACTTCTGACATTATTCTTGAAGCAGTATCTTGTACATCTGCTTCTTGTACATCTGCTTCGTCCATTGAAGACATTTTTTTCACGGACATTGTTATGTAATCCTCAACATTATCATGATTTATTCCATCACTCATATCGAAGGATGGGTGTTGGTCCATGTTATTAAGAACGTCACCTAATTGGTTATTATCTGCATCAAAATCATCATATGCTCTTGAATTAGAAGAATAATTAGCAGTTACTTCACCATATGGTGTTTTGAATGTTGTGCTATTTGCATCATAGCCAATTTCAACAACACCATCCTGAGCTGCTTCTTCTATACTTGCTTCTTCAATATTTTCTTTAATCATAATGTTGTTACTACTTGAACCCATAACACCACCTAAATAAAGCATACGATCTAATTCTGTTTCATCAGATTCTACATCTTCATGCACTTCTTCAACATTTGCTTCTTTGCTTTCATCCATCTTTTCTTCGATGTCTTTTTTGATAGCATCATAGTCTTGACCTGGATATTTTTTCTCAAATTCTGCTTTAGTCATGCCTTCTTCAACATCCTGCATCATGTCTTTTACTGCGCCTTCTTGAACAGTTTCTTCAGCAACTACACTATGAGTTTTACCTGCGGCAACAATGCCTGCTTGTATATCTTCGTTATCGTAATTCTCTGCTATTTCAGATAGTTTTTTCATTACATCAATCATATGCATTTTATTTTCCTTCTTTTGCAAATTCGTATTTACGAGTTTCGATAGTTTTTAACATGTTCTCGTTATATTTGTCGCCGTAAAGACTGTCGACTTTTATTTCTTTTTGGTCTTTGTATTCTGCGTCATCTAACTTTGCAGAATATATTTCACCTTCTTCTTTGACAGCTTCTTCTCTAGCAATTTCTTCTGGATGATCTTTATTAATTACAACTATCTCATTTGGAGCAATACCGATTGCATGTTTAAGATATTCGTATAATGTGTTTGCAGTAACTGGATAACCCATCTCTGCATCCATCATATAAACTTCTGAATTAGTTAACGTTTGAAAGTCCATTGGGTGTTCTTGAATAGGAGTTTTCTTAGGCTTACTAAGACTTTTTAACTCGAATTTACCAAGTGCATCCTCTAGTTTATCCATAACTTCATCTTCAATCATATTGGCTATTTTGATTCTAAAGTTATAAGTTCTTTCACTTTCTGTTAAGTAATGTTTGAAAGGTTTCATAATTGTCATCCTATATTATAGTGTATTTATACATTTTTGCCTAGAATTTCGTTAAGAAGAGTATTACGATCTACTACCATTCCTTGTCCGTCTGCAGGAGTATCAGGGGCATTTTGTTTATTTTTAAGATCTAGTGTTGCTTTTTTAATTTGTAAATCTACCATTTTAAGTTTTTTATTAACTTTACTAGTTTTAGCAGTCAATGCAGTATCTAACATTCTACTTGCATTATTAAATATCTCTCCTGCAAATCTAGCCTCTACATTCATTCCTAAGTCCATTAAGTCTTGAAAGGTTTGTCTAGCAGTTTCGGCAATGTCATCTAGTTCAGCATCTGTAGTTTCTAAATCTCTTACAGTTGGCAATGCGGCATCAATCTTACTAACACTATCTAATGTAGTGTTAAGTTGAGTTATTGTAAGTGCCTCTTTTGGTTGTTCGTCTACCGGATTGTCTTCATCTTCTAAGTCGAACAATTCTTCTAATTTTTTAGTCATGTGTCTCTCTTAAACAATCTCTACAAATACAATCTTTATATTCATAGTTGATTTTACCTCTAGGTTCTTTATGACACCAACAAACATGCCATCCTGATGTATCAGGGTTACAAGTAAATTCTTTATCACACAATTCACATGTTTTATACATTATTATTACTTATCTATGTTTCTTACCTTGGTGAAATATATCTGATTCAGTAACAATTCTAAAATTTAGTCCTTGTCGTTGACACCATTTAGACGCCGCTTCCCATTTAGCATGGTTAATTGCTATTGCTA